GGGGGTACTGTTAACTTACATAAAGCAGTATCTATGACACTATCCAACATCGGAGCTAACCCGCTGCTTAACAGAACCCCCATAAAGGTGGGAAGATTTGCCTCATTAAGATTCAGGGATTCGTTTGAGCCTGAATTCATGGAGTACACATCTTCCCTAAAGTTAAAAAGGAATGTCTTGATCGTCAGCAACAGGACGGCGACCTTTAGGGGCATCATCCTCGCGTGGCGCGTTCATAAATGCCCAACCGTCCCATCCACCTTCTTTAAGCGGGATAACGTCCAGTTTAAGCATTTCGCCGTTTTTGGTAGACAGAACCGAGCCAATTCGCTGGTAACGATTCTTGGTCTGACCTTCTTTGTTGGTGTACGTCCCGACAATGCAGGAAATTTCTTTAGTAATTGCCATGTTTGTGCTGCTCATTAATTTGATTGATAACTTGGACGTAATAGTCCCGTGCTGCATTTACTTTAACTTTAATCTTCTCTTCTAGCGTTGCGTCCCTTTCATATTGCACAGTTGTTACTCGGAGATTGGGGTGGATATGGTCAACTTTATGAACAAGTGGCGATTCATAGCCAATCAGTTCGTCCGGAGTAGAAATCATGCAATACGCAAGTTCTGCTTTCGATTTGTCCCACAACATCATGTAGGCACGAAGTTGCCATTCGTAACCTTTGTCGTCACCCTGGTCAGCCAGCACAGGAAATGTGGCCAAGCTCCAGCTAGTCTTAATGTCAATAATCTTGTCCTTGTCAACAATGTCAGCCTCGCCGGTAATCCAATCATTGGTGCGACGTTCTTCGTTCTTAACGTAGCTAGTCAAGCGCACGGCATTAAGCAGGTCAATAGATGCGTCCTCCAACTGGATGCCTTTGTCCATGTACTTGCTGGTGATGCGTTCGTCATAGCCGTAAATGAATTCCTTGGCTAACTTGGTGATGTACGTCTTTGCGCCGACTGACAACTCATCTTTGCCTTTGCCGTCAGTCATGATTGCGGAAAGGGCCGAAGCCCGAATGGTAAGTTTCATAGTGTTGCCTTCTTTGCGTCTTTAGCTTTAATGATTGCGTCTTTAGCGTGAGTGTCATTGCCCGCGGCCTTGATAGCTTCAAAATATGCAGACTTGAGTTCGTCATGCGTAGTGCAGTCACCAATGTCAGCCAAGTGAGCTTTAAGGGCGCTTTCTGTTAGTTTGGCGGGACGTGTAGCTGCATTGCCATCGTCATCCTCCGGTGCGATACCGCAAGCTGCCATCAGCGAATAGCGTCGCGCATACGTCAAAGCCGAGCCGTAACCTTGTGGGTCTTGTTTGGCGGCAGGAACGTGGAGCTTTCCGCATTCCAGCATTTCCCCTGATTCATGTATAAACACCGTCTCAACGGTTACGCCAGTAGCGTCCTCGCTAGTGCGCTGCACAAGGGCTATTCCTGCGCCATTTAAGCCGTCAATTACAGCCTCCACGCAAGCAGACAGGTCAGCATAGCGAGACTTGAAATGCGGGTTTGTAGACGATTTTAGAGCTGGTCCAAAGGCTTTTTGTGCTTTGACAAGTGCGGTAGCGATATTTTTCATTTGGCGATTTCCCATGTTGATTTGATTGCTTGTTTGATTGTCCAGCCCTTGCTGCGAAACATAAGATATAGGCGTATATAGGTCATACATTGCTTTCACAGAGGCCAACCGTACACAAGTACTGCGGCCAGGCTTATGCCGATAGCGGTAGCCAAGAGGATGTCTAATACTTTCATGCTGCCTCCGCAAATGCAATTAGATGTGCTGCCAGTTCCTTGGCTTGTTCACGGGTTAACACGGCACTTGCGCTTGCCATTGGCACGGCAATGTTGAGCCAAACTTTAATTGGTTCGCAGTAACTATCCCAAGCGTCCACGTTGATGCGTGTCCCTGCTTCTGTGGTGATTGTGATTCCGTCCATGATGATTCCTTGGTAGGGGGCCGAAGCCCCGTTTGATTTAAGCGTTTTCTACGTTGCCGTTAACGTATACGACAACATTTTTTCCGCTCGGCAAATGGACGTTGCAAGAGACTGCGCCTGGCTCTGCTTGAAGATAACGAATTACGGAAGCGATAACTTGAAAATCTGTCATTTCTAACTCCTAAAAAGACCCCGAACCGTTCGAGGCATGGCGCTATCTTACACACATTTGTGACTACTGCAAACTTTTTTTTAACAATATTTTTATGGGTTTTTCGTTTGTGATAGAAATTTTTTATGGGCTAAGTCTTCACAAATGTGATAGATTCGGTTTATGAATAGCTTAGAAATCGCAATCATGGCTGCTGGCGGCGTTACCAAGTTGGCTGAGAAGCTGGACGTAAAGCCCAATCGCATCCACAACTGGCGCGTCAGAGGCGTACCGGATGGCTGGTTGTCGCTGATACGAATAAAGTACAAGCGTCAAATTGCTGCTGCTAAGAAGTTCATGTAAAATTTGGGGCACGGCTACCTTTAGCGGGGGAAAAGACGATTCATCACCGTCCTGCCGATGTTCTTTTTAGTGATGACGACCAATGATGTGAGGTTAGCAATGAACTATTTTCAGTTCCATATTGGCGACTACAAGTCTGCCACTTCCCACCTATCCAATGAAGAAGATTTGGCTTATCGCCGACTTCTGGATATGTATTACGACACCGAAAGCCCAATCCCTTTGGAAACCCAATGGGTTGCTAGACGCATCCGAATGGATTGCCAAGTGGTTGATTTGGTTCTTAAAGATATGTTTTTACAAACTCAAGAGGGTTGGCGACATTCAAGATGTGACCAAGTTATTGCTGACTATCATGCAATGGCTGAAAAAAACAGAGCAAATGGTCGTCTTGGTGGACGCAAAAAGAACCCAATGGGTTCCCAAGTGCTTACCGACTCGCAACCCATCGCTAAGGCAACCATAAACCAAGAACCAAGAACCATTAACCAAGAACCACTAACCAAAGAGAATCCGCAGGACAAGCCTGCTGACGATTTGTTTGATCTGTTCTGGAAAGCCTATCCCAAAAAGATGGCCAAAGATGCTGCTAAGAAAGCGTTTACCAAACGTAATGTTGGCAAGCAACTTTTGCATGAAATTTTAATGAGTCTTGAACAACACAAAAAGACTGACCAATGGAAAAAAGACGGCGGTCAATTTATACCAGCGCCAGCTACCTGGCTAAACCAAGGCCGTTGGCAAGATGAAGTTTTTCCTGTTCAACCTAACTCTACGATTGGAGCTTTTATATGAAAGGTCATGAAGGAATTATCAAACTCCGCCAGCAAGGTCTAGCACCGATGATGATTAGCCTGGACGACTTCAAATTTCCTAGCCCATTGACCGATTGGGAGGAACGCGGCGCACAGCCTACCGTATGTGTACACAAGGAGCAGATAGAACGCCTTGATTTACGGTTTTTAGTTGGAATGAAGGTCAGCGTAACCAGCCACACAGAAGAACGCGCAAAACGCCTGTTTAACGTTTGCAAAGCAGCAGGGGCAAAGTTTGTAGCGGCAAGCCATACGGCTATGGTCGGAGAAGTAGCAAAAACAGGATGGGTGGAGATATGGCATGGTTAATCAGCAACAGCTTAATGAACTTGCTTTGTTCGCAGGAGCAGGAGGCGGCATCCTTGGTGGACACTTGCTTGGATGGCGAACGGTCTGCGCTGTTGAGTGGGAACCCTATCCAGCAAGCGTACTGTGCGCCCGACAAAATGACGGTATTCTCCCGACTTTCCCGATTTGGGATGATGTACAAACCTTTGACGGCAAACCGTGGAGAGGAATTGTTGACGTTATTTCGGGAGGGTTTCCTTGCCAAGACATTAGTTCCGCGGGAAAAGGCGCAGGAATTGATGGAGAACGAAGCGGAATGTGGAAAGAAATGGCGCGCATCATTTACGAAGTACGACCCAAATTCGTTTTCGTGGAAAACTCACCAATGCTCACTAGTCGAGGACTCGGAGTTGTTCTCGGAGACCTGGCCGCAATGGGGTTTGATGCGAGATGGGGAGTGTTGGGAGCAGCGGACGTTGGAGCAGTCCATCAGAGGGATAGGATGTGGGTTGTCGCTAGAAATGTGGCCTACACCAGTCAAATCAGACCACGCGGGTCGGAGGCCAAGCAAAGGATGGAAGGGAGATTCAGATTTGCCAAGTGTGGTATGGACAAGAACTGGTGGAGCAGAGAACCCGCAAATGTCTCCCGCATCTATCAACGCGACATGGACAGAATGGTTGATGGGGTGGCCGCTAGGGTGGACAGACTTAAAGCCATTGGAAATGGACAAGTCCCTTTGTGTGCAGCAACCGCATGGCGAATCCTTGGAGGCGAATAATGGCTAATTTCATTGATGACAGCATAGATTTCTCTCTGTATCTCAAAGAGACTGACAACAAGCAGAAGGTACGCCCAGCGGCAGACTACATTCCCGCCATTAAAGACCGAATGCGGACAATGGCCACGGAGCGCAAACTTTGGATGCCTTGGCAAAAGACCCGCGAATCTTTTTATTTTCGGCCAGGCGAGATGACGGTGTGGGCTGGACAGAACGGTCACGGCAAAAGCCAGCTAACCGCCCAGATCGCAATGAACCTTATGGCGCAGGGTGAGAAAATTTGTATAGCATCATTCGAGATGAAGCCGGTGCAGACCATTCGACTAATGAGCAGGATGTTTATCGGAACCAACCCGTTTACGCCTGAATACCAGAACGTAGAGGGCTATGAGACGTTGGACTCCATGTTTGACACTTTTGGCGCTTGGTCTGACAAACGGCTGTGGATTTATGACCAATTGGGCGTGACAAACCCGGAAATCGTGATTGGGATGACAAAGTATTGTGTCAAAGAACTTGGCATTCAACACGTTTTTATTGACTCGTTAATGAAGGTTGTGGGCGACGAAGACGATATGAATGGGCAGAAAAAGCTAGTAGGCGAACTGTTTGCCATAGCCAAGGATATGCAGATACACATTCACCTGATACATCACGTCCGAAAGCCAGCGAACGAAGACGCAATCCCTGACAAACACGACTTAAAGGGAAGCGGCAGCATTACAGACCAAGTGGATAACATCTTCACTATCTGGCGCAACAAGCCGAAAGAGCGTGACGCAAGGGATGCGGGGCAATTTGGCAAGCTGTCGGCAGAACCTGATACTTTGTTGCTTTGCAGAAAGCAGCGGCATTACGAAGGGTCAGCGAACGGCGAACCTGCCATTGGGCTATGGCTGCACAAGGATTCAGGTTGCTTTGTAGGCAACGCTGGTGATGCACCTTTCACCTATGAGTGACAGAGTGCAATTAGAAAAAGCCGAAGCGAGAATCTTAGTGCCTTCTTACTTTAAAACTGTTGATTTGCTTGGCAAGATAAAAGCTAACGTCTGGTTGACTAACCAAATAGGTAAAGTAGCACAACACTACGGCGTGGGATTTGACTCTCGATGCCGCAAATACATGAGGCAAATAATGGAGGAGGAATTATGCGATATGCAGCAAGGGTAGATGCAAATCAAGAGCAGATTGTTAGCGCATTGAGGGCTGCTGGCGCTTACGTCTGGATTATTGGCCTGCCGGTTGACTTGCTAGTTGGATACAACAACCACACTTTTTTGATGGAAATAAAAGACGGTCCGAAAAAGAAACTAACCAAACTACAAGAGGAATTTTTCAAACTGTGGTTGGGAGGCACATTATGCAGAATTGACGGACCAGAGGCGGCTTTACGAATGATTGGAGTTATTTAATGAGCAAATTAGATGCAGCGGTAGATTATCTGCGCGACCATGCTGGAAACTATGCGGTGGCCGAAGCGCAACTGGTATACATGACTGAGCTGCGAAAGACAGTAAAAGCGCAGTTAATGAAAGAATTTGAGATACAAGGCCACAAGACTACGGCGGCGCAAGAACGTGAGGCTTATGCTGACCCTAAATACGTTCATCACCTTACCGCATTACAGGCGTCGGTAGAACAAAGGGAAAAGACGCGCTGGCTGATGATTGCGGCACAGGCAAGGGTGGAGGCTGAAAAAGCTAATTTATATGCAAATGGGCGCACAGACAGGGCTATGCAATGATGTTCCCCAAGCACGTTTATATCCGCAACAAAAGCCTCTTAGAGGCTGCCAGACACATTTCCTGCCAACATTGCGGCGCAGATGATGGTACGGTGGTTGCGGCACATAGCAATATGGCTAGGCACGGCAAAGGAAGAGGAATAAAAGCCGACGATACTAAGATCGCCAGCCTCTGTTACAAATGCCACATGGAACTAGACCAAGGCACAAACCTTAGTCGCATGGAGCGCGAATCAATATGGGTCAAAGCCCACATCAAGACTATTTCCGCATTGAAGGCAATGGGGCTTTTGACTGAGCCTCGTGAGAACGATGCATAGGGTGCGCGTGGGCAGCATCAGTTTTTTCGTGCTTTTTTAATTCTTTTTCAAGCTCCATTACCTTGCGACGTTCTGCTTTATGCTCACGTTCAATCTCAAAAACTGCGGGCATATTGTGTTTGGCCTCGCCTTTGGTGAAAGTAAAATTTGTTGCCATAGCTAAAAATCTCCTATAATGGACGCGTACATTGTACAACCAACCCCTAAAGGAACCTAATATGGGCTACCCCAAAATGGAAAAATTGCCGAAAGGCGCTACCGCATCTGATATGACCGGCCAAAAACGCGTCGGTACTTCTAGTGTGGACAAAGAAGTTTACAAGTCTGGCGTATCTGGCGAGAAAATGCCTAAAGGCGTTCTGGCCTCGGATATGTCTGGTGAGAAGCGTATGTCTGTGGTCGGCGGTGTCGGCATGGGCAAGGCTGATAGCATCAGCGGCCGCGAATCTGGTCACATGGGCAAAATGGACGGCAATCTCGGCGAGTTCAAAGGTGGTAGCAAGGAACACGACTGCTACTCCCATGAGCGTACCGAGTACAAGTAAGCGGGATTGAGTAGAGGTTGCAGCCTCTACTGTCCCTGGCCACATAAAAGAAAGGTTTATATGGTTGATGGTAATTGTAAGTCTTGTCTGTACTTCACAGACTTCAAAATGATGGGGCAATGCAAACGCTACCCCATGTATCAAAACCGCCATAGCACGGAATGGTGCGGTGAATATAAAGCTGCGCCCGTCCTAGAGCCGGTTCAACTAACGGCAGTTGTAGTTGGAATTTCTAGCGCCGAATCAAAAAAGCGTGGCCGTCCAGCAAAGGATGTGCAATGAATATTAAGCCCCTGCGCGACAAAATCATTGTTAAGCCTGAACCCCGCATTCAAAGCACGTTGTACATTAAAACCGCCGAAGCTGATACTATTGGCATAGTAATTGCCGCAGGAGACGAGGCGCAAGCTGAGGGTTTGAAAGTAGGCGACAAAGTATTCTTTGGGACGTTGGCAAAAGAGTATGACGATGAATACTTAAAGTTTGAACCGTTAGACATTGACGGTGAGCGCCATCTCAAAATGTCGTGGCAAGATGTTTGTTTTGTAATGGAGAAAGAAAATGCCCCTGAAGAAGTCAACTAGCCCAAAAGCGTTTAAAGAAAACATCAAGACGGAAGTGAAAGCCGGCAAGCCGGTGAAGCAAGCCGTTGCCATTGCGTATGCTGAAAAGCGGGAAGCCGCAAAAAAGAAGAAATAATGGCGCACGATAAGCCAATAGCGCACAAAACCACGGGAAAGGGTAAGACCTACAACCCGACGGAAAAAGGCGCAGGAATGACCGCTAAAGGCCGTGCAGAGTACAACGCCAAGAACGGCAGCAATCTCAAGCCGCCAGCACCGAACCCGAAGACAAAGAAAGACGAAGGCCGCAAGGCTAGTTTCTGCGCCCGAATGGAAGGTGTGGTTAAAAACGCCAAAGGTCCGGCTGAGCGGGCAAAGGCATCATTAAAGAACTGGAACTGCTAATGCCAAACGGACTATATGCCAACATCCACGCCAAGCAAGAGCGCATTAAGGCTGAGAAGGCCGACGGCGAGAAGGTAGAAAAGATGCGTAAGCCTGGCACCAAAGGCGCACCGACTGCGGCAGCGTTCAAACAATCTGCTAAGACTGCAAAGAAATGACTGAAGCCAAACGCCCCGTTGGACGACCAAGCCTCTACGACCCCGCCTACATTGACCAAGTAATTGAATTTGGCAAGATAGGTAAGTCAACAGAGGCTATTGGCGCTTATTTGGGCGTTGGCACGGCTACTTTATACCGTTGGCGCGAAGAATTCCCAGAATTTAGAGAAGCCTTGGAGATTGCTAAAGAATATGAGCTGCAATGGTGGGAGGATATTGCCCAAACCCACATGGTTGAGAACAAAGAAAGCGACAAATTAAACGCAAGTATCTGGTCGCGTTCGATGGCGGCACGTTTTCCGAAGAAATACCGTGAAAGCACCAAGACGGAGATTACAGGCGCAGATGGTTCACCGTTACTGTCGGGCATTCAGGTTAGCTTTGTAAGCGCAGATGGACATAAACAAGGCGATTAAGAACGTGCAGTTTCCTGCGAAGCTGGCTTTTCTTTTTGAACCTCAAAGATACAAAGTCTGCTACGGTGGACGCGGCGGCGCTAAGTCATGGGGAATTGCAAGGGCGCTGCTAATTCTGGGGGCTAAGTCTCAACTCCGCATCTTGTGCGCCCGTGAGTTCCAGACATCGATTAAAGACTCGGTGCATAAACTGCTATGCGACCAGATTGACTCAATGGGTCTGACGGGGTTCTATGAGATAACTGACAAAAGCATTCGCGGCAAGAATGGGACGGAATTCTTCTTTGTTGGCCTGCGAAACAATGTCACCAACGTAAAATCTATCGAGGGCGTGGACATTTGCTGGGTTGAGGAGGCACAAACGGTATCTAAGACAAGCTGGAACGTGCTAATTCCTACTATCCGCAAGGAAAGTTCAGAGATATGGGTTAGTTTTAACCCCGAACTAGAGACGGATGAGACCTACCAGCGATTTGTAGTTGTACCGCCTGAGAACTGCAGGGTCGTCAAGATTAACTGGTCTGATAACCCTTGGTTCCCCGAGACGCTACGGTTGGAAAAGGATGCCCTGAGAGACAGGGATATTGAAGCGTACAACACGGTATGGGAGGGTTTATGCCGCCAGACGGTAGACGGCGCTATCTTTGCCCGTGAAATGCAGATGGCCGAGCTGGAGGAGCGCATTACCCGTGTAGCCTATGACGCTACAAAGCCCGTCCACGCAGTATTTGACCTTGGTTGGTCGGACGCAACGGCAATATGGTTCGTGCAGTTTATTGGCATGGAGACAAGGCTAATTCGGTATTTGGAGGATAGTCAGAAGACCATCAGCGATTACCTGGCCAAGATGCAAACATACGGTTATGTTTACGATACACTATGGTTGCCACATGATGCAGAGAACAGAACCCTCGCAGCGGCAGGGCGTTCTATTGACCAAATTATCCGTGCAGCAGGGTATAAAACCAAAATAATCCCTAGAACGCCGATTGTGGATAGTATTAACGCGGCTCGAACGTTATTCCGCAATTGCTGGTTTGATAGGGAAAATTGTTATGATGGGCTACAATGTTTGCGACATTACCGCTACGACGTAGACCCTGAGACCAAGCAATTTAGTAAACAACCATTGCACGACAACTATTCACATGGTGCGGACGCATTCCGAATGCTTGGATTAGTGGTGAACGAACCAAAGCGCAGAGTAACTAAGCAAAGCTACGCAATGCCACAAAGCTGGATGGGATAAATATGAGCGACTACGACGGCGATTACGACCCAATTATTGACGAAGCCAAAGACTTCCTCAAGTTGTGTAACGATGCGGACACCATGAACCGCCAGGAGGCCTTAGAAGACCTCAAGTTTGTTAATGGCGACCAATGGCCTATTGAGCTGCAAAACTCGCGTAATCTCGAATCTCGACCCATCCTGACTATCAATAAGTTGGACGGCTACTGCCGACAGGTCACCAACCAGCAGCGCCAGCAGCGTCCGCGTATCAAAGTTCACGGCACTAACTCGCAGGCGCAGGAAAAGACCGCTGAAGTCATTGAGGGAATGACGCGGCACATTGAAGTTAACTCTAACGCCGACAACGCTTACGATATTGCCTTTGACCACGCCGTGCGAATGGGTTGGGGATTTTGGCGCGTTACGACAAACTACGTCAGCGAAGACAGTTTTGACCAAGAAATCTACATCAATGCAATAGATAACCCTTTTACGGTCTATTTTGACCCAAATTCTGAGCGCGTTGACGGGTCTGACGCAGAGCGTTGCCTTATCACAACAATGATGAGCAAGGCCAAATTTCGTAAACTGTACCCAGACTGCGACGACGGCACGTCATTTACTCAACGGGGAACTGGTGATGCACAGTCTGAATGGATTACAAAGGAAGATATACGCATTGCGGAATACTTCTATGTTGTTCGGGAATCTGCAACTCTGTACCAATTGAGCAATGGCGAAAGCCGGTTTGCGGAAGGGTCAGATTTCTTTAAGCGCCTTGAACTAGCTGGCCTTGAAGTGGTGGACAAGCGTCCAAGCTACAAGCGTAGCGTAAAGTGGAAAAAGCTGACCGCCGTTGAAGTGATTGAAGAACGCGAATGGCCAGGCACTTACATCCCCGTTGTCCCTGTTTATGGCCGCCACGTTGTTATTGGCGACAAAAAGAAGAAATTCGGCATGGTACGCCACGCCAAAGATGCACAACGGATGTACAAC